TTTTCCATTGCAGTAAATTCCGGTAGCAACTGGTGAAATTGAAAAACAAATCCGATATGTTTATTCCGAAAAGAAGCTAATTCTTTATCCTTCAGTTTATTGATATCAAAATTTTCATAAAGTATTTCTCCCGAATTAGGCTTGTCTAAAGTTCCCATAATCTGAAGTAAAGTTGTTTTTCCGGCTCCACTTGGTCCTACTATCGCAACAATTTCACCTCGTTGAACCATAAAATCAATGCCTTTTAGAACTTGCAATTCGCCAAAACTTTTGGTTATTTTTCGACAACTAATCATAATTTAATTTGGAATAAATTATACAAAGATAAATAAACTTCAGGAATATTTATTTATTATTCAAACAAAAATAGTATATTTGCATCATAAATTAAGAATATGAAGCGTATCGTATTTACAATTGTGTATCTGATGGTTCTGTCGTATCAGGTTTCTGTTTTTTCCCAAGACAATAAAAAAGGAAAAGAATCGGTTATGGTAGAAGAACAAGTTACACCTGAAATGTACGTTTTCAACAATAAATTAATCCTGAAAAATGCACCACTCGGCAAACGGGTAGAAGTTATTACTATCATCGGAAATAAAATCCGCGAAATTCAAATCACAAATTCGGAAGGAGAATATGAACTAAACCTTCCTAGAGCCATTTACATCTTCAGATTGGATGGAATGGTGAAAAAATTCGTCATAAAATGAGTTTGATTATGATGATTCTACAATTTACAGTTTTGGAATAAATTAAATCTCTGATTTTTCACAGTCGAGGTACCAAGATTCTACTCGCCTATACTAACCTGCAAATTGTCAATGCTTTATTTCTGTATATTACTGTCTATGTTATTATTATTGTTTATTTTTGTCTATTAAAAAAAGCTATATCATTAATACAAAAATCACACATATAAGTTTTATCTATTTCGCAAAACCGATTACATAAAATCCCAATGAAGAATACTTTATCTTTTTGATTTATTTCGATACATTGGTTTACTACTTTATTACTTACATCAAGATAAAATTTCTTCTCTTGCAGTGACTTTAACATTCTGTTTTTCTGATTTTAGCAACTTAATCAACTCTTCAATGTTACGACTATTTCGATCTTCAGCTTCTGCCCTTTTTAATTCAGCTTCTGCTCTTATCCTTTCAGAGTCTGCATTCTTTAATGCTGCTTCAGAAATATTATTAATTGCTTTAATTAAATCCGAAATTTCCAAACGAGTATTTGAATCAATAGTTAGGTCTTGCATACTTTCCGAGACTTCATCATTAAGCATTTTATTTCCACCAAAAAGATAATCTATATTTATCTTTTTAGATAAACCCGATATTTTTTTTGCAAATTTCTTTGATATCGTTTTTTTACCGGTAACTATTTGAGAAACAGAAGAAGGATTATAGCCTAATTTATTGGCTAAGTCATCCTGTGACTTGATTATTCCTTGACTTGTAAGCCAAAAAATTATTTTTTTAAGATTCTCATTTTCAGCCATATAATATAAATATAAAAAATTAAGTAAATTTAATTTGCCTTTTTGTTGCATAAAAGATAAATTTAATTTATCTTTGCGCTGTATTTATTTATAATTAATTTACAAATATAAAAAAAATAAAGTTATGAAGAAAAAAAATGTAGAAAAAGTAATCAGAGTTCTATGGAAAGAGACGATTAAAAAAATTGAAAAAGGTGAAGTTGCAAATTTCGAAGCAACTGCCGAAGATGGAAGTAAAGCAAGAGTAGCAGCATGTCTGCTCAATAAGGAAATGGGAACCAATTATTCAGTGAGTATAATTGGAAATACTATTACGGTAAAATATGAATAATTAGCTGCGACACTAATAACGAAATAAATATGAAACATTTTTTTACAGAAAAAACGAATTGTCTCATAGTTTTCATTGATGCTTTTAACATGAAAACAATATGTCAGATTGCCGATGTTATTGAGAGCAAACATCCCGAAAGTGTTACTGAGGTGACGTATAATTTCAAAGCAAAACAAGGAAGTATTATCTTGAAAAAAGATAGCATTGAATTTTTGGATGATATAAAGGATATTATTGACCCTTGATAAAATTGAATCAAATATTAGACTGCGTTGCCGAAAATTTTGAATTGGATATTCAAAAGATTTTAGGACCATCTCAAAAAAGAGAAATTTGTGAGGCAAGATTTTTTTTCTGTCTGATTTCTCGTAATTTGACAGCAAGGACTCTTGAATCAATTGGAAACCATATCAACAGAGATCATTGTACGGTATTGCATGGAATAAGAAAAGCGAATGATCTAATTGATATTTATCCGGAAATGAAATCACTTTATAACAAAATTATAAATGAAATCTCAGTGGAATAAACTATGTGTAAGTCTGACAAGCTATGGAGACCTAATATCCAAAACGCTTGAGTTTTTACCTCCGACGAAACAATCCGGCAGGATTAAAAAACATCTTACAAAGGAATGGGAACAAATTACAAAAACAGTAGTTGAACTTGATTCATTAATTGATCCGATAAATCCGATCGAGATTAAATACCCATTCGAATCGGAGCGGTTCAAGGCAATGTGGAAATACTACAAAGACTATTTAATCGAAAGTCACAACATGACTATTTGTTCCCGTGTCGAAAATTCGAGATTAACTCAACTTTACCGGTTTTCCGGTAAAGAAGAGGAACGTGCAATGCTAATTCTCGAACTCCTGTGTGCTAATAATTACCGAAATATTATTTGTCCGTCAGAAAAACAACTGACAGGTGAAGAGCCGGTGATGCAGGAACAACAGGTAATAAATCTTTCAATCAATAGAAATTCCATTGATGTATGAAATCAAAGAACTGCATAACTGACAATCAAAGAACGATTCTATTTCCTGAAATGGGGTTAACATTTGCGGACTTCTTTTGCGGATGCGGAGGACTCTCATTAGGATTCATAAATGCAGGATTAAAATGTATCAGCGCAATGGATATAGCGCCCGATGCCCTTTGGACATATTGGTATAATCTCTGTTACAATGGATGGTCTCATTTTTGGGTTGATCAGGGAAACCCTAATCTTAAACGTATCGTGAAAAACAAAATGTGGGATAATGGGAAAACAAGTAATGTTTTATTTCCAAACGGCATTCCCGATAATTGGCTGTCGCCGAAGATTAAGAAACCAATGCCTTGCATGAATGTTTTCATGTATTCAATAATGGATATTGAGCCGGAAGATTGGATGGATATGTGTGGAGTTCGTCCCGGCGATGTAAATATATTTGCAGGTGGTCCGCCATGCCAGGGTTTCAGTTCTTGTAACCATAATCGCAATGTATTGGACGAACGAAATCAATTACCAATGCGATTCATCTATTATTGCAAGGTTTGTAAGCCAAAATTTGTCTTAATGGAAAATGTACCCGGTATTCTTACTTTGGGAAAAAAGAAAGGAGAAAAAGAGGGTCCGTTCCCAATTTGGTTACGTGAAAAATTTGAAGATGCCGGATATCACATGGAATATCGTGTATTGAACGCAGCGGATTACGGAGTTCCTCAAAGAAGAAAACGAGTATTCTTTTTCGCAGTACGTAATGATATGAAATATGTAGATTTATTTCCATCTATAACGCATGGAAAATATTTACAGGCTTATGTACACACCATAGAAGCTATCGGGAATTTACCTCCTTTACATTCTGGGGAAACTTGGGGAAAAGATGTATTGCACCCATACGGATATAATCCAATAGATGGATATGTTATTTGCCCTAAATGCCTGAAATATAATTTAGATAGTCGGTTGAAATGCCATAATTGCGGAAATGATTTATCTGAACCCATTCGGGGAGGAGTACTCTATGTTCCGGGAATAGGTATTATGATGGGGACGAAAAATCCCATTGATAATGAAGAATTAAGAAAATGTTATTCTTATAAATGAATTGAATTATAGAAGAAATGCGCACACCAATAACATATTATGGAGGCAAACAACGGATCGCTCCTGAGATCATCTCAATGATTCCGAAGCATAAAATCTATTGTGAACCATTTTTCGGTGGTGGAGCTGTATTTTTTGCCAAACCAAAGTCGAAAATCGAAGTCATCAATGATCACGATCACCGGCTAATCAATTTTTATTTATGTGTTCAAAACAGGTTTGATGAACTCCAAGAGTTTATCCAAAATACCTTGCATTCGGAATCTATGTATTATTACGCAAAGGATGTTTGGAATGAACGTGTTGAAGCATCAGAGATAGAAAAAGCATGGGCAATATGGGTTATAACAAACGGATCATTTGCCGGCAGTATGCACGGAGGATGGAAATGGTGCAATGGTACTACCGGTGGACACACAGGAACATTTATAAAAGGAAAGCGCGATGAGTTTTCCGAACAACTCCACCGGCGCTTGGATAATATACAAATCTCTTGCCGAGATGCACTTCGGGTAATTCAAGACAGGGATACTTCAGAAACATTCTTTTACCTTGATCCTCCATATCCCGGATGTAATCAACAGCACTATTCTGGATATACTGAAGAAAACTTGGAAGAGCTGCTCTCATTAATTTCAACGATAAAAGGAAAATTTATTTTGTCGAACTATTGGTGTGATGTGCTTAAAAAATATGTTGATAAACAGAATTGGCATTATAAAGAAATTAAAGTTGATCTCAGAATATCTAATTTAGGGAGAGGAGCAGCAAGGAAAAAGATAACTCAATATCGGACAGAAGTATTAGTATATAATTATCAATTAAATAAGGATTTATTCAATGAGTAAAATAATACGCATATTTCCATCCAGAACAAAGGCAACTCCTGACGATTGCGATGTTCGAATAAATATACTCCCAACTCTATTTGACGAAGCTGATGAAGTTCATATTTCTGTTACTTTTTCATGGGATATTCCTCGTGCTGAATATTTGGCTAATCAATGGAAATATGTTGCTCCGGTAAAAATAGGAGGTCCTGCTTTTAACGAACCCGGAAGTGACTTTATTCCAGGAATGTATATGAAAAAAGGATATGTAATTACTTCGAGAGGATGCCCAAATCATTGTTGGTTTTGTTCAGTTCCGAAGCGAGAAGGAGGACAACTAAGAGAACTACCTATTACTGAAGGATGGATAGTAACGGACGATAATTTATTAGCATGTTCATCTGAACATATTGAAAAAGTTTTTGAAATGCTTAAACGTCAACCATCCAAACCGCAATTTGTTGGTGGTCTTGAATTCCGGTTACTAACAGTTGACATGGCTCATAAGTTGAAACAACTAAAACCTAAAACATTGTTTTTTGCTTACGATGAGCCGGAAGATTACGAATCACTCATACAAGCAGGAAAATATCTTATATCTGCCGGATTCTCAAAAGAAAGCCATATTTTGAATTGTTATGTATTAATTGGATATCCAAGAGATACATTCGAAGCTGCTGAAAAACGATTAATCAATACAATTAAATCAGGATTTATGCCAATGGCTATGCTATATCGAAACAATAGAGGAGAATACACAAAAGAATGGAAAGAATATCAAAGATTGTGGGCAAATAAAATAATTGTAGGAGCTAAAATGAAACAATATAAATAAATAATAATTATGATTGAAAATCCCCCCCCCCACCTATAAAAATAGAATAAAGCGTAGAGATAATATTCTCTATTTGATTCGAAAGAAAGGAATCCGGTGTATGACAAGGCAGAAAACTATTTTTTATCCGTATGGCGAAAACCCGGACGCTGTTCGACAGATAAGGCAACTCCGGGATGAGTATAATTTTTTAATACAATTCGAAATGATATGAGAAATACTGAATTTTTAGATAATTATCTTCCGGAGGATGATTTAATATCTGAATTAAGGAGAGATGAAAACGGAACTCCGTATCGAATGGTCAAAGGAGTGAAAGTGATTCAAACTGAAGAAAAAAGTCAGCAAAATGTTGACCATAACTTAATTTGCAATAGAGTGAGAGCATCTGGTATGTCTGCTTGGGAATATTTGAATAAATAAAAAATTATGAAATTCATATTAGAAGAACAATATCAGTTTTATCTTCAGAAGGTAAAACTTGATGAAAGTAAAATGGGAAGAATCCAAAAGAGAGAAACCAGACAGGCTTTTTTCGCTGGTATTTCTCAAACTATACTGTATTGTGCCGGGCTTGCAAAAATGACAGATGATGAAGCTGTCAAAGAACTTAACAATATGTTGAAACAAGCATCAGATTTTTGGGAAATTTTCAATATAAATAATAATTAAATAATGAGAACAACAAAGGAAGAATCGAATGAGTACATTTTGAAAGAATTTGGAGAATCTACGAAATGGAAGAGTGTTACAATGACAGAGGAGTTATTTCTGCATAATTGCAGGGAGTCCTTTGAAGCTGGTGTTGAATTTGCACAAAGGTGGATAGGCGTTAATGATGAATTGCCTAAAGAATATCAAACTGTATTGGCTAAAAGAAATAATTATATTGTGACAGCTATATTTTATGATAAAGTATTCTATGAAAGTAACACAGCCATAAAATTTGTAGAAGCTACACATTGGAGACCAATTGAAATAAAATAGAAAATATTAATCGCTAAAAGAAAGATTCCGAATTAAATCAAAAGCGGGGAGCAAAGTTTTGGGTTATTGAGTTTGGCAAAAAGTTTTGATCACGACTCCCCGCTTTTAAAACAACTAATTAAAATATAAGAAAATATGACACAGGATCAACAAATAAACAATCAACAATTAGAACTGTCATCCATGACTTGGGAGCAATTTTATGAGACGTGTAAGCCGGAGGATTTGATAAATAAATATTACAATGTCAAGACAATTTATCATTCATTTCAAAAAAGACGAATCTCAATAAGAGACATAAATAATACATTTGGCACATACAAGCATAAAACATACGGAGAATGCGAATGCGGAATCTTATATTGTTACGAATGGATAAAATATCTCAATGAATTTAGTAATATAAATAAACCACTTACGGAAAAGAATTTAATTCATCTTTCGAAATGGATTTATACAAAATATAATCATTTTTATTTATGCGACCTTAAACTTTTGTTAGAATGGATTTTGGAAGGAAAATACGGTAAATTTTTTGGAAGCGTCGATTCACAACTAATAATCAGTGCATTTAAGGAATTTAACGATGTGATAATGAGAATAGAAAAAGAAATTGAGAATAAAAAGAAATAAAATCAATGACAATAGAAAAGAAACTTCCGGGTCCTCTGAAAAAGGATGAGTCCGCTAAACAAAAAGATTTATTCGATAGAAGAGGTAATATTTATAAAGCTGTCGATTTCCTAAACGAACATTATATAATTCATATACCGGCTCATGATCCGGCAAAATTGACGATAGAATGTAAGGACACCAATCGGTATTCCGAACCTCCGACATTTGATGATATCTATCTCCATTTTGTTGAAGAATGTGAAACGAATATATCAGAAACAATTCTCCGGAAGATTATACGTTCACGAAACTATATTAAGCCATTCGATCCGATCCGGACATACATAGATTCTCTTCGTGGTAAATATGCAGGAAGAAGTCATATTGATTTACTTTGCAGCTACTTGAAATGTAGGGAATTTGATTCGGAACACCCTAATTACTCACAAGAGCGGACAAATAGTATCATCCGAAAGTGGATGGTGTCATCAATTGCTCAATGGATCGATAATATTGCAAATGAAGTAATGCTGATATTTGTCCAAGCAAAAGAAGGTTACGGAAAAACATCGCTCTGTAATTATTTAATTCCAAATCCATTGAAAAATTATTCTACCATTGCAAGCAAAAACGAAAGCCGGTTTGATCTTGAAGATGCATATACCAGGCATCCATTTATTATCCATGACGAATTAGTCGGAATAAATAAAGGATCGATTGAAACATGGAAAACTGTTATGTCTAATTCTGAATTAAATACGCGCCGGCGTGGTGAAGAATTTTCCATCAAGCGTAAGAGAATAGCCACCGTGCTTGGAACGTCGAACAGGAACCAAGAAAAGGGCGGATTTTTAGCTGAAAGCTATGGATATCGTCGTTTTGGTTGCATTGAACTGGAAGATATATATTGGGAAGAATATATTCATGCTGTGGACGTAGATCAAATGTGGGCAGAAGCGTTAATGTTATATGAATCTTCCGGATTCCAGTGGAAGTTTGACAGGGAAGATTTTTCAGAGTTCGAAATTTATAATTCAAAGTATGCAATCGAAACCGATGCTATTCGCTACGCGCATTTATATTTAGCTCACCCTTCAGAAAATGAAGGTGAATGGATGAACGCCACCGAGATCATCAACGACATGAGAAAAAATAGATTGATTAGGGGTGAGCATCTTACGTCAGTAAATCCAAGAACTATGGGGATTGCATTAACCTCGTTGGGATACGACTGCAAGAAAACAAGAAACGGACTGCTTATTCCTCTTCAACGTTATTACATCAAGCGTACATATATTTAATTATCTATTAATATTAATTTTTTAAAAATGAAATGAATAAAGATATTATAATCAAAAAACAATAAAAAAGTAAAATCATTCTTACTACATACTACAAAGATATATATTATATTGTATTATAAATTTTTACGTGTAGTAAGAATGATTTATTTTTATTATTACTACAACATGATACATGGTACTACATTTTTATAAAAAAATAATGTTGCTACATGGTAATTAATTACAATTCAATCACATATTAAAACGTAGCATGTAGCAAGAGAAAATACAGATTGTTTTTTTATTCATTTGTTTATAATTCATATTGTAATTATCTAAAATTAAATAATTTAATTCGTAATTTAGCATAAAAAAACGTACAATTTAATGGTCAGCACTCGCATTAATATAAAGTCGCATTTATGCGAATACATTTCCGGAAAGTATAATAATTTTTCGGAAAAGCAGGTTCATTTCCCGGATAATTTGGATATCTACCATCTCATTTTTGATTTGACGGAAAAGCGACCGGCAGGCGTCCCTGTTGATTCCGGAAATTTAGAGATTGTGCTTCCGGATCGCTACGGTGCAAAACATCCAGAAACTTACAACTATCTGGGAGTTCGGGCGCAAAAAATCATTGAACGGAAACTGGAAGTTATGTTCTGGTCGGAACTTCGCGAGTTTATCGACTTCGAAAATCATACGAAAGGAACGCCATATATAGAATCAATTTGCTTATTCATGCGTAAATACGGAATAGAATCCATATCGGAAGATGCACTGCAAAAGAACTATTACCGTTGGCGGAAAAAGATTCGAAATCCCAATAAAAGAGTGTACAATGCAAAAAAATTTCAGTGAGCAAGTGTATTGATTTGTCCTCTCGTTGTCCTTTTTTATGCGAATATTAATAATATTATATAAATCAATAACTTATAAAATTGTATGAACAAGATAATTTGTAATTCAGTTGAAGTAGTCTTTAAAAATGATATTTTATCTATGACTCCTGGAGAAGCTCCGGTTTTAATTGATTCGGAAGAATGGAAAAAAATTGAAGTTGTCGAACAACCGGTTTACCAATCCAACGTAAAACAAAGCGATGCCGGACCAACTAATGAAGAAACGGTTAATGCAAAAGCAAATCATGATGAAATATCTAAAATGATATGCCAATACAATATGTTTTATGTGATACTGAGAATGAGAACAGATAACGAAACTTTCTATGTTGGTAATCTCGAATATCCCTGTGTCATGGAATTTACGAGTGATAAAATTTACGATACCTATACTTTCAAAGCAATTTCGCCTGCATAAAGTCCTTTATTAGCGAATAAATAAGAATTAACATTGCATCAAATATATTTGCGCAATGTTGAAACACAGATTCCTTCAGGAAACCCAATCTTCAGTGCTTGGACTTGATATATCCGGATGGGAGACCATTAATTCCATAGCCAATGCCATTTATTTGGGTGTTTTCACTCCGGAAGCGCTCGATTCTCCTGTTATATCCAATCGAGGAGAGATATTTGATTTTCCGGATGATCAGGAACAGGGCAATCCATTTGACCAGTGGCAAACCGGTTCAGTAGCTATTATTCCACTCTCCGGAATCATGCTGAAAGAATCGTACTGGTGGGGTTACGGCGTGGATGATGTTGCCCGAATCATTTCTCTGGCTTATCAATCCGACAAAATATCAGCCGTAATCATAAAGGCAAACACGCCCGGAGGTTCGACCGATTCCCTGTATATGATTCAGGAAGTACTCAGCGAAAAAATAAAACCGACTTACGGTTATATTGATGGGATGTGTGCTTCCTGCGGATATATAGCGATGTCATATACCGATAAACTGTATGCCATCAATAAAATGGTGAGCGTTGGCGGAATAGGTGTATATGCCCGAATGATTGTTCCAAACAATCAAAATTCTTCTTATAAAGTGGTCGAAGTCTATCCGGACGCATCGAAAGATAAAAATCTGGAAGTTCGCGAAGCGATCAAAGGAAATGACAAACTGATGAAGGAAGAATTGGAGAAACTGGCAATCTATTTACAGGATACGGTTAAAGCGAATCGTCCCGGAATATCCGGCGACACGATGACCGGTAAACTGTATTACGGATATGAAGCTCAGCAATTGGGAATGATTGACGGCATAAAGAAATTATCTGACGTCATTACCGAAGTTGAGAATCTCACACAATCAAGGAAACAATTTTTATCAAACATTTAAATTTCAAAAAAATGAACAAAGAAACAAAAAAACGTTCTCTCGACATTTTAGCGATTCTTGGTTTTAAAACCAAAGCCCAACGTGATGCGATGACGAACGATGACTGGAATAAGTTCAATACTGAATACAAGAAAAAGTATGGAGCTTCGTTTCAGGAAGATTTGGAAAAGCCGGATGAACCGGAAACTCCTCCGGCAAATGCAAATCCGGAAGGAACACAGGAAACTGCAATTTCCACTGAAACTCAACAAACAATTCTTGCGGCTCTGGTAGATGTTGCAGAAGTTACCGGCTCTCAAACTCCGGTAGCTCCTCCCGCAACTCAATCGGAAGCTATTGATACTTTCGTTACTGCGCTTGGAAACGCAACGAAAACTATTCGGACTTTGGCAAATCAACCGGAACCAAATAATCCGGTTACTGTTGTTGCCGGAACCGGAAATAATTTGACGCCGCAAATGTTAGCAATGGTTATGGGTAATTCCGCCCATACAACTACTCATTTGTTTGGAATTGAAAACGATCATTTTAGACGCGGAAATTGGTGGACTGAATTAACAGTTACAGGTCAGGGAAAGGATATTTACACGCGTAAAGATATTTCTGCATTCAAAGCGGCATTTGATAATTATTCCGATGATTTTAAGGAAAGATGTTTTGAACTTTCAAAAAATAATCAAATCGGATTATTGGATTATAAGAAGATGATTGCCGGAATGAGTTTTGTCGATTATTCGAACATGAACGCAAAATTAGGCGAATATATCGTTCGTCGTATGGATATGATCATCGCTTATTTGCGTACATTGAAATCTGTTGCCGGAATATTCCCTGTTGTATCGAACGTTCAAAACAAGATGACTGCTCCGACTGCTTTCTTTGAAGAATTATCGCAAAGCTATCTTGCAGGACATTATTTCAAAGGCGCCGTCAATTTCGATGGTGAAATCTACCATGTTGATGACTTAATGTTCAAATTCATGTTTGATGATCCGAAGCAACTTGAAAAAGAATACATAGGTTATCTCAACCGTGAAGGTTCAAATCCTATGAAATGGACTTTGTTTGAATGGTGTATCGTACATTTTGGAACAAAACTGTTTAATGAACAACAGCGTCGTCGTGTTGTGGGCGTGAGAGTTCCACGCCAGGACAATTTTCCGCAACCTGCAATGCTTGCTGCTGATGGTGTGCTGCGTGCCATTCAGCGCGTAGAAGAAGAATTAAAAATTCTTCCTTTTAACGATACAGATAATGATCTTCGTATTTACGACAGATCGACAATCGTAGATTATGTCGAAGAAATGTGGGAAAAAGTTATGGGAATTCTTCCAAATACAGTGGGATACAGGGTATATGCCAACGAAAAGCATTTACCTTGGTATTTGAAAGGATATCGTGCAAAATACGGACAGGATACCGATTTTGCGGGAGTGCGCGAAAATATTGCCGATTTGGATCCGAATAATATTATCTGGGTTCCGAACATGGCAATGAACGATTATAAAATGTGGATTGCAGTTCCCGGAAACGTTGAAAATTACGAATTAACTCCGAATGAAATGTATGCTCTGTATTTCCAACAGGACTTGGAACAGCTGATCATGGCATCGTGGTGGAAGGAAGGCGCCGGAGTTCTCGCGCCTGGAGTTCAATTCAAAACGCTTGCAGATTTGAAAGCTTCCGGAAGGAAAATGCAGTACCTGTTTACCAACTATCCGGTTGTTAAATTGGCTGCTGGAGCAACGACAATCGATGCTTCGCAGGCTTATGAATTTGAGACAGGAGTTAATGCGGCAGCTACAGTTTTGGCAAATATTCAAAATGCATCAATCGAACGCGTTTATAAAATAATATGCGGATCGACAACCAATGCGACAACAATAAACAATACCGGTTTTTTTGCAAAAATTGCATCTGCGTGGACTCCAACTGCTGTTGGTGATTGGATTAAATTGTATGCCGAATTGAAAGAAGATACTGTTACCGTTGGAGGAATAACAAGAAAAGTAGTTGTTCCAACAGGTAACTTTCTTGAATTGGAACGTAAAGTAACGGCTTAATTATCAATTTTTAATATCAAATATTATGATTTTAAATTTGGAACAACAGGATAAGAGGTCGAAACTTTCAACATTGAAAATGCGTATGTACTTCGCTTTATTAAGCGATGTCGATATTGATAATTTTCCAAAAGCAGTCAATGCAACCATTGCATCAAGTGTTTTGCTTCCCGGAAAGAAACATAGCTATTTTGACGCAAAAATTGATACTGTAGCTCCAACCGGAGCTGCCGGAGAAAGTTTGGGAAATATAGCCTTAACTGTAACTGCACAATTGGAAGGTGTTTCCCGAAGAACATTGCAATTTCTCAGTGAACTGAATGGTGAAAGAGTTATTTTGTTTTGGGAAAATTGCGATACAGGAGAAAGGTATATTGCCGGATCGCCGTGTTCCGGAGGTATGCTTGTCGTAGTAACAAGCATCGGACGTCAAGATGACGGTTTCAATGGTGTTATTCTCGAATTTCGTGGCGGTCAGTGTCCAAACCCATTTTACTTTTATGAGGGTCCGATTATTTTGGATACTCCTCAATTGGTTGCTGCCAATGCAACTACTTTTGCTCTGACTGCTGCTTATCAATATCAATTGGTTGAAAATACTTCTGCAACTGTTTTGACGGATATTTCCGGAATAACAGACGACGAAGTTGGGCGTATTATTGAAATTATCGGCGGTGGAATTAACTTCCCGACGGCGATTAATCCGGGAGCTAAATTTATTCTGCGGAATGGAGTTGCATGGAGTGGAACTCAGGGAAGCCGGATAAGTTTACTGATTGTGAAAACGGGTCCGTCTACGTATGCTTTCTTTGAACTCAATCGTGCTTAAAACTAAAGAATATGAATAAATTATCATTTTCGCAAAAGAATGACCTTGTCGTAAAGCACAAGGCTAAAAAGCATTTCGGTAAGGATTTGGTACTGTTTCAAAAGCATCTTCCATCTGACCGGCTGATGAATGAGTTGGGACGTGCTACCGAATTTGCGTTCGAACGGTTGGACGGACAAATGTTATATCTGCTTTTGGATAAAGTTTCCATTGAAGATATTTTATCCAATCGGGAATCAAAAGAGCAACCTGAAGCTCTGAAACAACAGGAACAACAGGCAACATTGGACGTTTTAGCACAAAAGAAATTGGAAGAATTATCCAATCGCTTGGAAGCATTGAAAGAGGACGTTGAAATCAACGAAAGCGATATATCAGACCTGCAGTCGGCATTGGAAGATAAAGATGCTTCGATTGAAGAACTGCAATCCAAAATTGAAGGACTGGAGCAAAAATCTCAAAAAAAAAGAGAACTAAAACTGAAGAATTCCCCGCCATAAACTGGAGCAATAACTCAAATCCTGAGATTCAAACGTGCATTCTCCTGTATGACGAGCGAGTTAACACTTGGCATCGTATGCAGGAGATTGCTGTTTTATTGGACGAGCAACCGGAACTCGCAATGAAAATGGTCGAACTCGACAATCGTAACCGGCAGGCGCACAAGGAACTTCAAATGTACAATGACCATAAAACATTTCTTTATAAGCATCCAATAGTCGAACAGCGAAAACAACACGATGAATTATATGAATTAAAGAAAACCAATCCGGAAGCGTTCCTGAAAGAAATAACGAATGTAACACAAAACATTCGCCGAATCAAAAGTAATATTAACAAAAAAAAGTACAAAGATGAAAACGAAAAGCAGTCGTGGGAAAAAAACCTCTCCCAAGCCGAAACGCGGGAAGCCGTGTTAAAAGAAATAATCGGCAAATAAATTTTAGCGCTCAAAATTGGGCGCTTTTTTTTTGCTCAAAACCGGTCGGATTATTGCCAAAAAACAACGGAATTTCTAAAAAAACATACGGATTTAGCCCATATGACATTTTTTTAATAGCTAAAAATCTAATAATCAACAACAAAATTTTTAAAATGACATTTTTATTTTTCGCGAGTGCGAGTTGAGACCGCCACGCTGGTTCCTTACCTTGCATTACAAATCTCTCAAAATATCGGAAATATGATTTACCGTTTGAGAATCAACAATTTAAAATTTTAATTTTTGACGGAAATTTTTTGACGAAAAATCAGTAGAATTTTTCAAAAACATATCAGATTTAAAACGTCCTTTTCTTGTAATGCAAATCAAAATAGCTTTGTGAGATAAATAAACTGAGATGGTTAAACTGCAATGGACAACAGAGAAGCGGATCGTTAGGGAACTCTTTCCACTTGATTACAATCCTCGCATCCGGAATGAAAGGAAGCAAAAGAAACTATCTGAAAGTATTGAAGAGTTCGACCTTGTAGAGATACCTGTCATCAATCAGGATAATCATATCATTGCAGGGCAACGACGATGGGAAGCATTCTATGAAGCAGGTAGAGAGAACGAGGCGATCGACGTCCGTGTACCCAACCGGATGCTAACGGAAGATGAAGTCAAACGCTACAACCTTATGTCTAATACACATGCAGGCGAATGGAGTTTGCCACTTCTTGAAGCACACTTCAGTAATATATATAAGGATATCGTTGAGTTACCCTCACTGTCAGCATCGCTTCCGTCTGCGGATATGTTGAGAGGTAAACAGGAACAGAAAGAAGTTGTAGAAGATGAGTTCAATGATGAACCTTTATCTAATCCCGTCACTCAAACAGGCGATATCTATGAACTGAATGGGCATCGTTTATTATGTGCAGACAGTACGGATCAATATGCAGTAGCTAATCTGATGCAGGGTAAGTTAGGGGAAATGGTATTTACCGATCCTCCATATAATGTGCGGGTAAAAGATATTGTAGGATTGGGCAAAAGCAAACACGATGATTTTAAGATGGCATCCGGTGAGATGAATAAAAACCGCTTTACCCGCTTCCTGGAAGATTGCTTCCTGAATCTCATCAAATTTTCAATTAACGGCTCTATTCACTACATCTGCATGGATTGGAAGCATGTGAACGAGATCTCAACTGCCGGTAAAATCTATACCGAACAAAAAAACCTGATAATATGGGAAAAAGACAATGGCGGAATGGGTTCATTTTACCGGTCGCAACATGAATTGATTTTTGTCTATAAGAGCGGCAAAGGAAAACACATCAATAATTTTGGACTGGGAGCAACCGGTCGGTACCGGACAAATATCTGGAAATATACAGGTATGAACTCATTCGGATCCAAAGAACGCGAAAATCTCGAAGATCATCCGACAGTTAAGCCGGTTAAACTTGTTGCCGATGCTATCTTGGATTGCAGCAATTTGTACGGAATAATTTTAGATATCTTCCTTGGCTCCGGAACGACGATTATCGCATCAGAACAAACAAACCGGATTTGCTATGGAATAGAGATGGATCCGAAATATTGCGATTTGGCAGTTCGCCGATATCTGCGGTTTATGAAACAACATAGTTTATCGGTAGTAATTAAGCGTAATGGCGAAGTTCTTACCGACAACGAATTAAAGCAGTATGAGAAATGACTTATTCGGATGAATTTCTTTCCAATGTCTCCAGTTTCGGTATTTTGGGCTATTCAGTTGAAAAAATAATCGATCTGACTGATCCGCAGGATGCCGAAAAATTCCGGATCGATTTTTCATCTCCCGGATCAGCCGTTTATAAAGCCTACCGGAAAGGGAAAACGACTGGAGAGTACAATCTGGATAAAGATTTATTTGACAAGGCGACAAAAGGGCATGATACCCTTTCAAATACGGTTTTGGATGAGAGAATGGATCGAAAACGAATTAATGATAAAATAACCGAAAACTTTGGTCTATGATAGCGGATTATTTGAATCGGATAATAAATATAGACTGTAAATCAGGTATTTCTAATTTAACGGACAATTCCATTGATTGTGTCGTAACCTCTCCTCCGTATTTTGGACTTCGTGACTATGGAATCAGTGAGCAAATAGGATTGGAAGAAACTCCGGATTTATATATTGAAAAATTACTGCAAATCTTCTCTGAAGTTTACCGCGTTCTAAAGAAAGAAGGAACGTTTTGGTTGAATATTGGCGATAGTTATGCCGGAAGTGGACATGGTTATTTGTCTGAAATAAAAGATAAACAGGCAACAAATAAAGGAACATTGTTTTTGGAAAACAGACCTCCTACACCGGTGCCAATGGGATTAAAAGCGAAAGATTTAATCGGAATACCCTGGATGCTTGCTTTTGCTCTCCGGGATGCCGGTTGGTATTTGAGACAGGATATTATCTGGAATAAAACCAATCCGATGCCGGAATCTGTTCGGGATCGATGTACGAAAAGCCATGAGTATATTTTTTTACTTACCAAGTCTAAAAAATATTATTTCAACTATGAGGCAATCTTAGAACCTGCTGCATTTGACGGAAGAAAAGATACCATGATGAAAGGCTCTCAAAAGTATGCAGAAAATTATACCGGATTGAATCAGCAGAGCTTTGCCTCAAAAGGACATGAACGTTGGCCGAACAAAATACGTGGATATGCCACGAAAGAAGGAAATATAAGATTTCCTGCAAGTTATCATGGCAGTAATATACAAACCTATCCTGCGAGAAACAAGCGAGATGTTTGGACTTTATCTACAAAGCCGCTAAAAGAAGCGCATTTCGCTTCCTATCCTCCGGAACTGATATTGCCATGTATTTTGGCAGGATGTCCCGAACAGGGAATTGTACTCGATCCTTTTATTGGATCGGGAACTACTGCTATTGTTGCGAAACAAAATAACCACAACTATATTGGTTTTGAGTTAAATCCGGAATATGTAGCGATTGGAGAAAAAAGAATCAATTCAATATGATAGAGCATCTTCAAAAACTGCCTCCCGAAACGGTCGAACAATTCCTGTCATCTCGTGATGCGGAATCGCTTGGCATACCTAAAAAACTTGCTGATTATATTCTGCAAATCAATGAAGCATCCAATCTCAATAAGAAATATCACTCAATTTCCGAATGTGCGAAAAAACTGAAACAGTCTTTTCCGGAACTTTCACTCCGTACCTGCAAAAGCCGAATTTATGATGCAATCAATTATTTGAATGATGATTGCACAGTTACCTCAGAAGCATGGTATTTGCATTATGCCGATATGTTTATGAAATTATTTGAAGTGAATCTGGTTGGGCATAACTTCCGTGAAGCGCGTACCTGTTTGCAAAAATCCTGCGAATACCGGATTAAAGCATCCGCCAACGCCATCGATCCGGAGCGCATCCGATTCAAACATCAAATCGTTTCTGCTGATATGGAGCTGGATCGCATGGGCGTGAAAAAACAGGGAATACTCGGAGCATATAAAAAAGCGCTTTCCATTATCGACAGTACCGATGCAACGGATAAAGAAAAACAGCGTATGGTTGAAGAAGTAGAACGAGAATTGAACATAACAGACATCTCGCATGAAGAAATCGGAAATTGACGATATATTTCAAAGAGCTTATCTGTCAGCCTTGCAAATCGGGATAAAGTTAGCCGATCCTCAAGTTCTGCTTTGCGAGTTGGGACGCGGATCAGGAAAGACAACCCATATCATGGCGTCCCGGATGGATCGTGTCCAGAACTCAATGCCGGGATCGCTTCTCACATTGGGAGCGGCAACTTACCGTGATATTTTCGACAACATTTTGCCCGGACTGCTTGAGTATTTCAATGAGAACTATGAAAGGGGAATGTATTTCGAAGTTGGCAAGGAACCGCCAAAGCATTTTAAGAAATGCGTTTCTCACCAATTCAACTGGAAACATTCCATATCTTTTGTTACCGGTACTGTTATTAAATTCGTATCTGCCGATCGTCCCGAATCTGTTTTAGGGATCAGCGCAGCCCATTCGTTTTGGGATGAACTCCTGAAGATAAAGAAACAATTCATGTTAGAACGCGCCATGCCGATCCTGCGTTCCGATCGGTCGAAGTTTGGGCAATCGCCATATTTCATGGGTTGGTCTGGATTTACGTCAACTCCGAACTTTGAAACTGACGAGGACTGGTTTTTGGATACGGAAAAAGATATGAATAAAGAAATCATCGACAGTATTCAGGAAATTGCCTACGAAGTGGATTTACGACTGCAAGAAATTGAAATTGCCAAAACCGGATTGGATTTTGATAAAGTCAAACGTCTGGAACGGTTCATCGAACGTTGGAATGAGCGTCTTGCTTTGCTCCGGAAGGGACAAACCTATTATGTTCGGGCATCGTCATTTTCCAATCTCAAAATATTGGGCATTGATTATATTCAAAACCAAATCAAGTCAATCAAAGATAGGGACATGCTTTACACTTCCATTTTTGCAATTCGGAAGCTGAAGGTAAAAGACATGTTTTTCGGAAAGTTTTCAAAAGAACATCTTTTTGACGACGGATACGACTACCGGTATATTGATATGATAGCTGCCGGTGAAAAAGTAGAAGACCACTGCAGGCATCTGAAATATTATGATAAAAAGCTTCCTCTTTATGCCGGATACGATCCGGGTCCGTTTTCGTCAATCGTTTTTGCGCAACGGAACCGGCAAAAGAAAGAATTTCGCATATTGAAAGATTTGTGGGTATATCATCCGGAGCAACAGGATATATTGGCAAAGAAAATTGACGATTTCTTTTCCGGTGGACGCAAGGAACTCATCCTGTATTATGACAGGGCAGCCAATCAGCGGGATCCGCAGTGGAAAAAATATTATCCCAATTACAAGGAAATAGGAGTGAATGATACTGACGCCATTCTGTTGAAAAAAGAACTGACTGCGCTCGGATGGAACGTCATCCTGATGTCAAAAGACCAAAAAGATATTTTCTATTCACAACACTACCGACTTTTGAATCTGCTATTTGGGAAAAACGATGGTAAGCGAGACAAAATCCTGATTGACCGAAACCAATGCGAAGCTCTCGTTTCCTCTATCAACCACAGCCCATTGAAACGGCATGAAGGACGAATCATGCTCGATAAATCATCCGAAAGCTTACCGTTTGACGAACAGGCGTATAATTCCACACAGTTGGCATCGGCATTCATGTACTTGCTTTGGGGCGAGTATAACAAGCTGCTCCCGGATTCGGATTTAAGTCAGGAAGCGCCGAAAGGAGCAGGTACGTATATGTCTTAAATCAATATGATAATAATGCTTAAAATACTGTAAATAAGCGATTTAATACCTGAAAAGATTTGCACGTTCCATAAAGTAGTAGCACCTTTGTACTGTAATAAATAATTGAAAATAAGCTAATTATGGAACAGTTAATAGAAAACATTTTATCGCAGGCAACCTCAAAAACGCTAAAAATACAGCAATTGGTTCTCTTGGGATTAACCAGAAAAAGAATAGCCGAACTGGTAACCAACGGTAACTACGGTTTTGTTCAAAACGTATATGCTAAAATGAGATTAGAAGGTCAATTGACCACTATAACTCAAGCAATCGGCGCAAACATTTTTAACCGCAAATTCGGAGTTGAATTCGAAGCTTACAACGTAAAGATGGGAACTTTAAAAGACGCTTTGAAAATAGCCGGTGTCAATTGTGAAATCGAAGGATACAACCACACAACACGCCGGTACTGGAAAATCGTAACTGACGCATCTTTGACCGGAGAAAATACCTTCGAATTAGTATCTCCCATATTAAAAGGCGAAGCCGGTATAAGCGAACTAAAAACGGTCTGCAGCGTCTTGAATGAATGCGGAGCGAAAGTAAACAAAAGCTGCGGAACGCACGTACATTTCGATGCCTCCGGATTTGATATGGATACTTGGAAACGCATATATATCAATTATTTTAGACTGGAAAATACGATTGACGGTTTTATGCCGCTTAGCCGGAGAGAAAACAGGTACTGCCAAAGTTTTAAAAATATAACTAACTTTGAATCGAAAATAAATGGCTGTTCAACTCTCGACCAGATAGCAAGCGTATTAGGAATGACCAGATATTTCAAAATAAACCCATTGAGCTACTCAAGGCATAATACATGCGAGTTTCGCCAACACAGCGGAACAGTTGAATTTGAAAAGATAGGCAACTGGATTAAATTTTTGAATGCTCTTGTAGAATTTTCAAAAACGAATCTGGTAACCGACACAACATTGGATGGATTAAAAAACTTATGTGATAACGATTTAGTAAATTATTTTAAACAAAGAACATTAAAATTAGCATAAAATGGAAAAAACTTACCTATTAGAAGATGGC